CGCCACCTCGAAAAAATTTAAAAGTATGGGAAGGCCCATATACCCGCGACGAAAGCCGCGCCGGGATCGCCTGGGATGAGAGCGATGAGGACAGCAGACTATGACCGACCTACTCATAGACCCCACCAGTTTGTTGATGACTCTGCGTCAGGCGATGGACAACAACTACCACATCAACAGACGCATCAACGAATACTTCCAGCGCGAAGAATCACGCGCCAGGATGACGGAACAGGACTTGAAGGATGATCGCAAACGCAACGAAGTGAAAGACTGACCATGAACATCAAGACCAGACTAAAACACAATGCGGCAGAACGCCGAGCGTTACGATGGCACCAGATCATGCGCCGATGGACCGACTGGTTCAAACGGACGTGGGCCGTCGGAAGCGGAATTGTATTTACGTTGTGGCTATTTAAATGGGCGATGCACTTGTTTTGAAAGGAAAACATGAGAAGTGATTTGACAACCGAAGAAACAGACCAGTTGCTCGATGATGCAGACGAAGCATGGCCTGATTCTGACTTTGTCGCCAGTGTCCGTGAATGGTTTGAAGACAAGGGTTTCATTACGGATGGCCAAGAAACTGCGTTAAACAACATCATCAACAGGAGCAGAAATTAAATGCGCGAACTACTGACAACCTCAATGATGACCACCCTACTCGGATGCATGAGAAAATTCTATTACCGTTACGAACTGAACCTGCAACACACCAGCGAGAAGGCCGCGTTGACATTCGGTAGCGCTTGGCACCGGGCGATGGAAGCGCGCTGGGATGGCGCATTAGCCGAACAAGCCTTGACCTCAGCAATAGGAGAAGTAGAAAATCTCGACGAATTACAGGTTGCCACGTTGACCGGCCTATTGACCGGCTACTACAAATGCTACACCCACGACCCGATCAAGGAACTGCAACCGGAACAGGAGTTTCAATTCCCGCTTGCCGGTTCGCGTACGTTCGATGTGGCCGGGAAGATTGATGGACTTGGAATCCATGAGGACGGACGCCCCTTATTGCTGGAACATAAGACCACCAGCGACAGCGTCGCGCCGGACAGTGACTACTGGAACCGACTGCGCTGCAACAACCAGATCATGCAGTACGTCCACGCGGCGCGGTTGTGCGGATTGTCAACGGAACTGATTTTTTACGACGTAACACGAAAGCCGAGCATCAGACCGAAAACGATCCCGAAACTCGACGAAGCCGGAAAGAAAATCGTACTCGTTGACGCCACCGGAGAACGCGCACTAAAAAAGGATGGCGCACCGCGGGAAAGCGCTGGTGAAGGCATGACGTTACAGACCCGCAACGAAACCGCCGAAGAATACGGACAACGCCTAACCGAAGACGCGATCGCGCGGCCAGAGTTTTACTTCGCCCGGCGCGAAGTCCCGGTCCTCGACCAAGACCTGAACGAGTTTGTCGTCCAGCGCCTGGAAATCTCGCGCATGATTCTGGCCCTACGCCGTGCGTCGCGATCCACGACGAAACCACATCAGGCGTGGCCGCGCAACTGCTCAAGCAACACCTGCGACTTCTGCGAGTTTAAAGACTTCTGTTTGCAGAACATTGAAGTGAACCCGGCGCAACCGCCAGCCGGGTTCATCGTCGGGAACCGGAACCCCGAATTAACGGCGGGAAAATAAATAAGAAAGGAAGGGCAGGGGAATGGTCGCAACATTAACGCCAACAAAGAGGACGCCAGCGGGACCGCCACCACCGCCAACGATGATGGCACCACAACGCAAGACGGTAACCTTCGGACAGGTCTCGACGACGGCCGGTGACCGCATATTGCTATACGGTCCAGGCGGGATCGGAAAGACATCCCTGGCGGCACAACTGCCGGGACCGGTAGCGTTCGTCGACCTTGATGAATCGCTGGCCAAACTGAAAGGGTATCTTACCGAACGCGGTATATTCGGCAACATCATGCCGGTGGCCGGAGTAACGACATGGCTGGATCTGCGGTCGGCATTGCAATCGGATGGCTGGGACAAGATTAAGTCTATCGTCATTGACACCGGCACGAAGGCCGAAGAACTGGCCGTAACGCACACACTCGGTAGCGTGACGAAGGACGCCGGCGCAGTCGCCAAGAACATTGAGGACTATGGCTATGGCAAAGGGTACATGCACGTGTTTGACACATTCCTGCCACTCCTGGCCGATATGGACCGACACTGCCGATCCGGCCGAAATGTGGTGATCATATGCCATGATTGCACGGCGACGGTCCCAAACCCGGACGGCGAAGACTGGATCCGGTACGAACCACGCCTACAGTCGCCAGCCAGCGGAAAGGCCAGCATCCGATTACGGGTACGGGAATGGGCGGATCACGTCCTCTTCATGGGTTACGACGTGAACGTCACGAAGGAAGGCAAAGCCAAGGGCTCCGGCACGAAGACGATCTACACGTCGGAACTGCCGCACTTCATGGCCAAGAGCAGGACGTGCCAGCAGGCGATCCCGGTAGGGGACGACGGCAAAGCGGTGTGGGCGGAAATCATTAAGTAATTGCCCCGGTCCAAAAGGGGCGCCTTGGGTAGAGGATATAACTACCCTGGCAGCCGGGAAAGACCGACATTCAGAAACGACGGTCAACAACACAAGGAGGGCAAGACGATGGAAAATGGAAGATACCCAGCGCACCCGACAGGCAATGTGCATGTAGGCGATCATGAAAACGGCTGTCTCATCTGCAACATGGAGTTTGCCTTTGACGCAGGCGGAATAATCACAAACACGTTCTGGCTAACAACCAAGGACGGCTCAATCAACACCAAAACGATTGACAAGTTGAAGGAAATATTCAAATGGGACGGTGCGGACCCGTTCTGGTTTGAAGATCACGCCGCCGAACTGGTGGAGATCCCCGTCGAACTAACTGTCGAGAACGAAACCTATATCGGCAAAGACGAACAACAACATACCGCGCCGAAGGTCAAGTATGTTGATCCGGTTGGTGGCAGTAGCGGTGGCATGAAGATCGCCAACTCCGACCGCAAATCCTTGATGTCGAAGTACGGTGCAAAACTCCGAGCGGTTTCTGGTGGGACACCGGCCGCGAAGAAAGCGACTCCGCCACCGGCGCCGAAGCAACCGGACCTGCCAACCCCGCCGGCCGTGCCAAAAAAGGCCGTACTTCTGTCCGACATGAACGCATGCTGGAAGGCGCTAAACGAAGCGATGGCGGACAAGACGCGCGCCGAGGTCGAGGCGAAGTGGTTTGAAATAATCAAGGACGCATGTGGCGATAAACAACAAGCCGACTATGACCCGCAGGATTGGGGTGCGGTCATGGCGAAGCTCAAGACGACATTCGATAACCTGCCGTTCTGATCTCCCTGCCCAGGGCCGAGGGTGCGCGTCTCGGTTACCAACGCGCAGGAGTTTACATGAAGAAAATCAAACTTGACGAGATCATCATTGACGGCGGTACGCAGACCAGGGCCGCGCTGAACGAAACCACCATCGACGACTACGCCGAGGCCATGACCGAAAGGACTAAGTTCCCGGCGGTTGTGGTATTTGCCAGCGGCACCGCCTACCTGCTGGCAGACGGATTCCACAGGTTCATGGCCGCGCAACGTTGCGGATGGGTTGACATTGACTGCGACGTGCGGAAAGGCAGCAAACAGGACGCCATCAGGTATTCCCTGACAGCCAATAACGGCCACGGCCTGCGTCGGACAAACGCCGATAAGCGGCGCGGCGTGGAGATTGCACTGCGGGAATTCGGCAAGATGAGCAACCATGCAATTGCTGAAATGTGCGGGGTTTCGGATCAGTTTGTGAACGAATTAAGCAAAACCCCACTGCCAACGGTTGGCAGTCAACCGCCTCCTCCACGTCCCACAAAACGCATTGGACGTGACGGCCGCGAGACGGAAACCGCCAACATCGGCAAACCTCCCCGCGACCCCGGCCCTCCGCCGATGCCCCCGGCCCAGGAGAAAGACCCCAACGGCAAGGTGATTCCGAAAAAACTACTCGAATTATGGCACCGCCGACTGGAAATCCATGAATTCTGCCAGCAGTTGAGCCGAATGCGAATCACCATCGAAAAGGGCGTCGAGGACAAGGACAAACTCTACGCCGAACTGAACATCCAGTCGGTCAAGGCGGCGCTGGACCAGGCGTACAGCGCGATCAAGGCGACCGCCCCTTACTGCGTATGCCCATCCTGTCAGGGCGAGGGATGCCGGGCCTGCGGGAACCGCGGTCTGATCGGCAGATTCCGTTACAACGTGACGATACCGGAAGAACTGAAATGATCATTCAACCCAGGCCTTATCAGCGAACCGCAGCCGAAGCCGTCATAGAGGAATGGAAAGACGTGCGATCGACAATGGTGGTCATGCCGACGGCGACCGGCAAGACCATCCTCATGTCAGATCTGGCCCGGCGCGTATTCCCTGGAAGGATCATGTTCCTCGCGCACCGAAGCGAATTGTTGACCCAGGCGAAGGACAAGATTGAGACGATGACCGGATTCCGCGTCGACATCGAGATGGCCGATAATAAGGTCGTTGAAAGCGGACTATTTGACGACGCCCAAGTTATAGTATCCAGCATCCAGACGCAGAACGCCGGCGGCGATGGCCGAGGCCGTATGAGCAAATTCCTACCAGAAAATTTCAAATATTTATTCATAGACGAATGTCACCACGCATGCGCCAAAAGTTATCGTCGCGTCATTAACTACTACCTCCAGAATCCCAACCTCAAAGTGTTGGGAGTTACCGCCACGCCGGACCGAGCCGACGAGGAAGCACTCGGCCAGATATTCGACACCGTAGCGTTTGACTACGAAATCTTGACGGCCATCGAAGACGGATGGCTGGTGCCGACAGAACAACGCATGGTCCATATCGAAGGACTGGACTTCAGTCAGGTACGCACCCAGGCCGGCGACCTGAACGGAGCAGACCTGGCGGCGGTTATGGAAATGGAAAAGAACTTACAAGGCATCGCCAGTCCCATCATTGAGATTTCTGGTACCCGCCGTTCATTGGTTTTCACAGTCAGTGTGGTCCAAGCCGAACAGATGAGCAACATCCTGAATCGTTACAAACCGGGTTCATCGGCATGGGTATGCGGAGAAACCGACAAGGAAGAACGGCGAAATATTCTAAAGGATTTTGCTGCCGGCCACATTCAATACGTCGTAAACGTCGGATGCTTTACTGAAGGATTTGACGATCCAGGTGTTGAGGTTATTTTTATGGGACGCCCAACCGAAAGCCGAAGTCTGTACGCACAGATGGCCGGACGTGCAATGCGACCCGCCGATGACATCGCCCACGGACTGAACGACCTACCAGACGCCGACGCACGCCGCGCGCTGATCGCCGCCAGCAAGAAGCCGGCATGCGAGATCATCGACTTCGTAGGTAACTCGGGTAAACACAAACTGATGACGACCGCCGACATCCTCGGCGGGAACGTGTCGGATGAGGCATGCGAACGTGCCGTGGAACGCGCCAAACAAGAAGGCAAAGCCGTCCGCATGGATGAATTGCTCGAGGAAGAAGAAGAAAAGATCAAGGCCGAGAAAGAAGAACGGCGCCTGGCGGCGGAAGCACAGAAAGCGCGACTGGTAGCCAAGGTTAAGTGGACGGCACAGCAGGTCAACCCGTTTGACGTGTTGGACCTGACGCCTTGGAAAGCACGCGGCTGGGACCAGGGCAAAACCCTATCAGAAAAACAAAACGCCGTTCTGCTAAAACGCGGAATTGATCCCACCAGCATGCCATACTCGCAGGCAAAACATTTGTTGAACGAGATTTTCAGAAGGAACCTATGCACGGTGAAAATGGGAAGTTTATTAAAACGATACGGGTACGATCCAAACGTGAGTTTTGACGACGCGAAGAAGACGCTGGACATATTGGCGGCAAACGGCTGGCGCCGGACCGCGTGAAGCAACTCGAAATAACCCTGAGGACGATTTGAAAGGACACCATGCACAACATCCATTTAACGTGCGATGAACCGGGGTGCGGTTGGACGATCCCCGGCGTTCAAGACGACATTCCGAAGTTCCACAACAAGCCATGTCCGAAGTGCGGCAAGGGAATAATCGTGAATGACTTTGAACTCGATCTTTTCAAGAAGATTGTATCAGTTCAATCGAATAAAGCCGATGGATGTGTCGAAGTCCATTTCGATAGCGCCCCGGTGAGGGCGGCAAGGAGGGAAAGTAATAATGGTAACTATTTTAACAGGTGATTGTAGGGAAGTTCTAAAGACATTGCCGGATGCGTCCGTGCATTGTTGCGTGACTTCGCCGCCGTACTGGGGTTTGCGTGACTACGGATGTGACGGTCAATTGGGACTTGAAAAGACGCCGGAAGAATATGTGGCGAAGATGATGGAGGTATTCCGCGAAGTCCGGCGCGTTCTTAGATCGGATGCGACACTTTGGATCAATTTGGGCGATAGTTATTCGGCGCAAGCAGGGCAACGAAAATCTACAGACGCGCGCGGGCCCAAGCAATGCACAAATCGCGGAAGTTCGGATTTAGGAAGCCGGGATGTTCTGGGTCTGAAGCCCAAAGACCTCGTTGGTATCCCATGGCGCGTGGCCTTCGCCCTGCAAGCCGACGGCTGGTATCTCCGTCAAGACATAATCTGGTCAAAGCCTAATCCCATGCCGGAATCCGTGACGGACAGATGCACGAAGGCGCATGAATATATTTTTCTATTGAGCAAGAACGCGAAGTATTACTACGACGCGCAAGCCATAGCCGAGCCAGTTGCGGAATCCAGCATCGAACGATTGAATCAAGACGTTGAGAATCAACAGAGATCCTTGCGCTTGCCGTGGAAAACAAACGGGGCGATGAAGGCAGTTGCGAATGCGTCATGGAATGGATCAAAGTTTGATGATGGCAAGAACGCCGTGAATCACCCGAATGTCGGCAAGAAACGAGACGCCAATGGAGTGCGGATTCATGGCAATCTTCCATGTCGAGACGATGGTGGGGCAGCATGTAACATGTCCGGGCAGGAAATGAGAAACAAGCGTGATGTCTGGTTTATTGGCAGCCAACCATACTCTGATGCCCACTTTGCAACTTTCCCACCCAAACTGATAACTCCGTGCATCCTGGCTGGATGTCCCGAGAACGAAACAGTGCTTGATCCCTTTGGTGGGTCCGGCACGGTAGGAGAAGTGGCTGAATTACATGGCCGAAATAGCATCCTGATCGAACTAAACGCGAAGTACGTGGAAATGGCCAAACGTCGAACGGCGCAACAGGGATTATTTTGTAACTAATAACACCACACGGAGGGGCGCGATGAAAAAGAGCAAGGGAAAGTGTAAGTTGAATAGTTTTGACGTTGCGATTATTAGATTGGTACGCGACCGCGACAACTGGAAGACCCGCGCGCTGGCGTACAAAACAGCACTACGAGACCTCTTTGAATCCGTAAGAGATGCCGACCTTTACGACGATGAGCCACAGTTTATGATTAATGCCGATAGATTTTTATGCGAGGCCGACAAACTGGACAAGGAGCAACCATGAGCGGTAAGAAATCAATTCCCAAAGAATATAAACCTGATAAAAATGGGTTAATCACTCGACTGCCTGACACCCAGGAGCGCACGAACGCCAGCGTAAAGTTGTTTCCCGTCAAAAATTTTGGCTGGTACATCAAGGCTGAAAGCACTCAATGCGGCCAACAGATGATCGCCAGAATGTGTCTGTCAAGGATGGCGATGGAGGCGTTGGTAAGCATGTGGGTTAAGTTGGAAGTCAAGCGGGGTGACAAATGAGCAAACCTTTGACGACGGAGCAGATGGTGAGGAAGTGCTTTGGAGAAAAATGGTTGTACGCGATGGGAATAGAATCCGTTAAAAGCGAACTCAAACATATCGCCCGTGCCGCCCGCCGTTTTGTGCGGATGGAGAATGAGCAGAAGGAAAAACTTGAGCGTCAAAAACAAGATAGGGAATATCTGAAAACGCACAGGCCACCATGCCACTTATGCGAAAAAGGATTTCCATTGGATAGTTCCGGTAAATATCATTTGCCAAATCAAAGCCTTGGAATGATACCTATACGTCCATGTGTTAATGTTGTCCTTCCAAAGCACTTCGGCGAAATGAGATTCAAGTCCGCGTGTCGCAAAACAAATAAAGGAGTCGCATGAAAACCGTAATCAAAAATCGATACACAGGAAAAGTTATTGTCGAATCGGAACTGACGCTGATAAAAACCGCCGAGGCAAATAAGGCCAACCTGTGCGGTGCCGACCTGCGCGGTGCCAACCTGTACGGTGCCAACCTGTGCGGTGCCGACCTGCGCGATGCCAACCTGCGCGGTGCCGACATGTGCGGTGCCGACCTGCGCGGTGCCAACCTGTACGGTGCCGACATGTGCGGTGCCGACCTGTACGGTGCCAACCTGTGCGGTGCCGACCTGCGCGATGCCAACCTGCGCGGTGCCAACCTGCGCGGTGCCAAAATCAAGGCC